GCTGACGGAGACTAGCGGGGAGATATCTGCGTTTCCGGGATACTTCTTCGTTGATCGTGACGAAGATTTGATTACCTATGTGCCGCATGACGATCCTGAGACGTGTTTTTCGCACAGTTGGTCTGCGATTACAAGTTTTTTCCTTAATCACGAGTACGTGTATGAAGGGAAGACATGGGTAGTTGAGAAACATCTCGGTTCCGGCGGGATCTTTCATTACGTTGCTTCTCGTGCGGAGGAGTCGTGGGAGTTTGCGAGTGAACTCGGTGCCAATTATTATAGTGCCGATATGACTGAGTGGGTGGAATTGGAGTTTCCTACCAGAGGCGGCGTGGCCGATGGTTCCGATGCTGTTTATTGGCGACGCGACAAAGTTCGGTTGTTGAAGTCGTTGTATGACAAGACCATAGCAGTCATGATGACTGTAGATCCCAAACGTTTGACTCGCGAAGAGACGCTGGGTGTGATGCGTGCGTTCAACAACACGACAGTGGTCGGAGGAGATACGGTGAAGAAACCTACCAGAGTTTATTCTGGTGACTTGGCGAAGGCCGCGGTGCCGGTGTTGGCGCAAGTGGTATGTAGGCGAGCTGCCGCGTCTGCGGAGTGTTCCAAGGTCTTGTCTGAGTTACGGCGTAGGTATAACGTAGCTGGGGACGGTGCATTATCATTGTTTTGGGAGATGTGTTGTTCTGGTTTGGAGTTTGCGAAGACTGTATCTATGACTGTCGCGTTTGGTTCGGAGTCCAGGGATTTGATCGATTTGATCGATGGAAGCGTCAATATGTCTGTTTTGGCAAAGGACGTTCCAGTTTCAATTAACGTGACGCAGGTTATAGGTGCTGGACAGGTAAGAGATGGTGGACCGATGATGATGGGAATGCCTGGGACGAAGCCTTCTTTTCTGACGGAGATGCTAGCGCGTGCTAGACGTTTCGCTGTAGAAGGGGCCGCCATGTTTCAGACTGCGTGTAGTTCATTGCCTGACGATAGTTCGTCGTCAAGCGATGGCGGTGTTCAGTTGACACGAGAGGTACCTAGAAGCGACGGCGAGGGCGGTGGTTCAGTTGGCGCTATGCCTGTAGTTAGCCATGAATCTTATGAGCGCGCACCGTTGGTGGAGCGTGAAGGGTTGGCCGCGAAGCTGTTTGATAAGTTGGTAGCTGAACAAGATGCTGCGATGCACGTTAAAGTTCCGAGAAGAGTTGAGAGATATGAAGCTGTTTCGGAGTTAATGGCAGGAGAATGTCCGACTGTATTGGCGGACTGCAGTGGTATGCAAGAGGATTATGACGACGGATTTCCGGAGGTCTCTTTGCACGATGCAGAAATAGTACCGCACGTGGCTTCGTGTGAGGATACATCCATAGTGCGCGAAGCATACATGAGTATCAACAGTGCTAAGCAAGAGATCGCGACTCCAAAGTACGTCAGGAAGGCGAAGTGCAGAGGAGGTGCAGCGGGTGTGTTGCCTAGGACACAGTTTGGCATCATGGCTGCAACAGGTAAGCGTAATACAGATGTGCCGCTGAATCGTGAGATGGTTGACTTTGAAATCGCTCCAGCTGAGGCAGTCAATGCCATACGTAACGTTTGTTACGTTGACAATTGGAAAGAGTTGCTGGAGGGTCAGCTGGCGTCTGGCTTGTGGCAACCTGATAAGGAGGACTTGAATGTGTACGTAGGGAAGGTCGAAACTCACAAGGCAGAGGCGATGTTGCGTGAGTTCTTTTCCGTCGCTGACGTAGATATGAAGCGTTGGTTAGTGATGACGAAGGGCAAGAGTAAACCACCTTTGGATCCTGGTGCACACGAGAAGGTGCCTTTGCCACAGACCATCATGTATAACGAGTCAAAGGGGATGAATGCCATGTATTCTTCGATTATGTCGAGGTTTCATGACACAGTTGATATGCTGATGCGACCGAATGTCAAGTTTAATGACAGGAGTAGTCCGGCGGACCACGAGCTGTGGTTCAACACTTTACAGCCGTTGCGTGCTACAGCGGAGAAGGTGTATCAGTATCAGGGTGACAGTTACAATTTTGATCGTAGTCAGGAGTTGATGGCTTTTTCGATGGAGTTGCAGTACTATCGGGAGCATGGTTTGGATGAACATACGCTCAATACATGGAAGCAGACCATGGGTGTCAAAACTGCTGTATCGTTGATGCACGGAATTTTGATGCACATAGTGTTACAGGGGCTTTCCGGTATATTCAAGACGTTGTTTCGCAACGGATTGGTTACGTTGGCTTCAGTGGTGGTTGCCACTAAGTTAGATCCGAAGACTTTGATTTCGTTGGACATCAAGGGTGACGATTACACGGTCGAAACTACCGTGCCGATAGACGTGGAATACGCGACGCGTGTTCTTGCGTGGCAGTTTAATTTCAGCGCCAAGTTGTGGGGCTGTGATTACCTATACTTCTGTAGTAAGTACTGGTTGCACGTCGATGGCTGGTGGTACTGGGTTGCTGACCCAGAACGTAAGTTCGAATCATTGTGCGCTGCGGTTGCAGTCGATGACAAGGGCGATACTACACTTTCGCAGAAATGGGAGTCGTTGCGTGACGATTTGAGACACTACAGTAATGGTGTAGTGATGGACGCACTAGCGGAGGCTGTTAAGGCCACGAATACGCGTAGGACGAGACCACCGGTTATGTTGATTGGTGGTTTGGCTAGATTAGCCGAAAATAGAGACGATTTTTTCGCCTTTTACGGACCAACTGAGTTGGTTGGTTTATAGATACGGATAGTTCCGGTTGAGATTGTTGAGGGTTTGTTACAACAATTTCGTAGAAATCCCTG